GACCTGGAGGATGACGAACAGGTAAAGTCTGAGGATAGACGTAAAGATGCTCGTCAGTGGTTTTTATCGGCATTATTAAGAACAATTAAGAAAGAACAACAGCTTGTTGTTATAGGAACGAAACTACACCCGCTTGCCCTATTAGTAGAAATCCTTGATAAAAAGGATTACTTCTCTGATTGGGAAACAAGAACATTCAGGGCGTTAGAAACAAAGAAAGGCAAGGAAGTATCTATCTGGGAAGATAGGTTTCCAACTAAATGGTTAGTTGGAGAAAGGAAAAAAGATACATACTCATTTCAGTCTGAGTATATGAATGACCCACTGGCTGGAACAGAACAACTTTTTAAAAAAGAATGGCTTGATAGAGCCAAAAATAACTACCCAAAGTTTCTACCACAACCGAAACAACTTGTAATAGCTATTGACCCAGCTATCTCAGAAGCACAATATGCTGATAATACAGCCTTCTGTGTAATGATGTTAGGTGATGATGGTAATGCTTACGAAATAGAAACAGTTGCTGGTAAATATGGAACATGGCAATTCGTAGAAGAATTCTGGAAGATATATTTCAGATGCCAAGGAATGTTTCCAGACTTAGTACCTGAGGTAGTTATTGAAGAAGTAGCGTTTCAACAAGTTTACAGAAAACTACTACAAGAAGACGCTCGTTCAAAGTCAGTATTTCTAAACATACGAGCAGTGACACTAGGACAGTTCACCGGAAAGGGGATGGAGAAGAAGTCAAGAGACAAGTTCTCAAGAGCAATCTCAGTAACTCACTTCTTTGAACAGGATAGAATATTTATACGAACACAAGACTTATACGAAGAACTCATGTTGTTTCCAACAGGTTCTCGTGATGATAGAGTAGATGCATGTGTATATGCTCTTAATAGATTACAAAGGTTTGCTGGACATACTTCGGTATCAAATCCAAGCACACTAATATCAAGCGGAATGTTGCCAAACACAGTTATGCATCCGAAAGACATAACAGCTTGGCAAAGTCAAATTAAATCAAATAAAGACTGGAGGTTAGGATAATATGGAAGAACAAATGATAGACTCCCCTAGCAGAAGTGTTACTGCACAGGGAACAGAGGAAATAAAAGCAGATGTAACGACAAGTGATGAAGACTTGGTTGCTTTGGCTACTTCATGGATGAAGGAAGCTGACACATTACATGACCACTTAGAAAGAGTACAAAAAGAAAACGAGGATTATTACAAAGGAAAACAAACAAAGAAAGACATGATACCAGGACATCAATCTGATGCTGTGGATAATCGTATCTTTACTTCTATTGAAACCATATGTCCTATTATAACAGCCAATCCACCACAATGGATGGCTATGCCTGGTCAAGAGACAGAGAACTCTATGACTATAGCGAATGCTACACAGAAGATGCTTCAGACTCAGTATGATGTTAGAAACGTTAAAGACAAGTTAAGAGATGGAATCAGAAACATGCTTGTTTACAGACTAGGTATCTGGAAAGTATTCTGGGATGAAGAAGTAGGTGATGTAAATTTAAAAGTAATTAGACCACAAAGAATTTGGGTATCACCATTTGGAAATACAGTTGACGAATTACCATACATCATTGAAAAGATTGACATGACATTTGATGAAATTGAAGATGTCTTTGGTAAAAAGGTTTTAGATGAAATATCAAAAGCCCCACAAGCAGTAGAAGATGAGAATAATGAAATTGAAAAAGTTAGAACGATATGGGAAGTTTGGACTGATGATATTGTCTTCTGGAAATATGGTGGAAAGATATTAAAGAAACTACCTAACCCTTATTGGGATTGGGAAGGAACACAAGGAGCTGACATTGATGAACTAAAGTTCTACAATCACTTCTCTAAACCAAGAAAACCCTATATTATCCGTTCACCATTTACATTAGGTAACTCTATTATTGGTGATACAGATTTAATACAACAAGCAATTCCTATGCAGGATATTATAAATACTAACCTGCGACAGATTACAAACAACGCTAACAAGATAGGAAACCCAAGATTGTTAATTGACAATCAGGCAATGACAAAAGAAGAAGCTGCTATGATTACTAATGCTCCCGGTCAGATATTGATGGGAGATGGAGTAGCAGACCCAAGCAAATTCAGATACGAAGATGTACCTTCATTGCCACCATACATATTTGCTAACATGCAAAATGGTATGGCAGAGATTGACAACATAATGGGAACTCACTCAACCACACGTGGCGAGCAAGGTAGCTCTGAAACACTAGGTGGAAGAATATTATTAAAACAACAAGACTTCGGTAGAATTGGCGATATAGTTGGATTACTTGAATCCGCTGTTACCGAGATAGGTAACTGGTTTGTTCAAATGTTCAAACTATACTACGATACTACAAAGACTATTAAGTTATATGGTCAAGATGGTATTGAATTTGTAACACTCTCAAGAGATGAAATTGAAGACGGACTAGAGATTATAATCAAAGCTGGTTCAACTCTACCAACAGATGAAGTATCAAGAAGAAACGAAGCATTAGAATTATGGCAGATGGGTGTATTAGACCCAATCACATTATTTGAAAGAATGAAATTCCCTAATCCAGAGGAAACTGCACAAAGACTAATAGCTTGGCAAACAGGTCAACTAGTACCAGGACAACCATTACCAGGAGAACAGGCCGAACAGCCTGGTGGAAGTGGTGGTGTAAGACAACCTGGTGTAGGAACACTTGGAACATCAGCTCAATCAACTAGAAAGAGCGTTGATAGCCAAGGACAACAAACAAGAAAATCAGGAGCTTAGTAGACTATAAAGGTCGAATTCGTCACACAAGACGTTAAAATGTCTAATCAAATATGCTTGGACACAACCAACTAAAAAAATGAACAATTATGTCAGATGAAATACAAGGCGAAAGCCAAGAAACGGAAGACGCTGAAACTTCCGAGGAGTCATCAACCGAAGAAACAGACGTAGTAGAAGGTGATGAATCTTCTGCAGAGGAGGAGGAACCAAAAATTCCTATTTCCCGCTTACGTCAAGAGACGCAAAAGCGTAGAGAAGCTGAAGGTAATCTTTCTAAATTAACTGAGAGATTAGAGAAGCTAGAAACTACTCCAACCGTCACAGGAGATAAAGAACAGGAAGCTAAGGTTTATTTAAAAGGCCTTATCAAAGAAGAACTTGCTGCTGCTCGCAATGCTGAGAAATCAGAGAGTGAAGCTGCTAGTAAGGTTATAAATGAGACTCTTGGTGAAATTAAGGATATTTATCCCGACATCGCCAAAAACGAGAAAAAGTTTCTTGATTTCGTTGAGAAAGGAAACTTTGAGAAGGGTCCAGATGGTATATGGGGAGCTGCTAAGATTTTTTCCGATGTAGGAAAGAAAACTACAGAAGCTCGAAAACCTAAACTACCGACTGGGACTAAAACTTCAGACACTGTTCTAAATACTCCAGAAGATGACAAAGATAAATCCCTTTATCAAATTGCCAGAGAGGCGATTGCAGAAGGGAAAGAAAGTGGGAAAGCATAGGAACTAGTAAGTTTCTAAAGGTCGTTAAAAAACAAATAGGAGGATAAGTTAATATGAGTGACTTTGGTAATTTTATAGACACGATTACACAAGACAGAATTATTCCAAAGGTAACCGATAACATTCTTGCAGGAAATGTCCTTTTGACAAGATTCCTTGGCAAGAACAGAAGAATGGGTGGTGGTAGTGAGATTAAAATCCCTATCAAATACGTTGCTTCTACAACTGGTGGCGCTTACTCTGGTTTTGACAGTTTCACAACTTCTCAAGACAACACAAGAGTATCTGCTACTTTCACACCAAAACAAACATACTGGAACGTTTCACTTTCTGGTATCCAAATTGGTGTTAATAGTGGACCTGAAAAAGTATTAGATTTAATCGCAACTGAGATGAACTCAGCTGCTGATGACATGTCTGATGCTCTAGGAACACAATTTTACAGTGATGGAACTGGAACCAGCAATAAAGACCTTACAGGTCTTCAAGCTGCAGTTGATGATGGAAATGGCATAGGCACCTATGCTGGATTAGCACGAGCCACGTACACAACTTGGCTGTCTAATTTAGACGCTTCAAGCAACTCAATTACATTGGCCGAAATTGCCGCTTCTTTGGAAGCTGCTATTATCGGTGGTGATTCACCTACAATCATGGTAACCACACCTGCAATCTTCGCTACAATCGAAGCATTGCTAATGGCTACTATGTCTTACAATAACCCTGGAAACAGTTCTTCAAGTACGCTTGGAACAGCTGGATTTAGGACATTGGAGTATAGAGGAATCCCAATCGTTGCTGACGAGAAATGTACTTCTGGTTATTTCTATCTCTTGAATGAGAAACACATGTGGATTTACACATGGCCTTTCCCTTCAGAGTTCGGTTATTCATCTAAGTCAAACTACAGTGGTTTTGCTTGGACAGGTTGGAAGAAACCGTTAAACCAAGACGCAGCTTCAGGACAACTACTTTTCTACGGAAATTTAGCTACTGACGCTTGTCGAACACATTCATATATGACTGGCAAATCATAATAATATGGCAGACTTAACTACTAACACAGGAATTTTTTCGGGTGACACAAGCGTTGTTGATTCAACAGAGAAACACCCACTAGGTACCAGAGCATTTGACACAGATGGCAATGAGTACATTTATCTTTTAGGAGTTGCAGATACCGAACTAGGTACCTGGGTAAACTTTGACGAAGACCATGTAACAACCAGACTATTGACAAATGCAGTAGGACGAGTAGGCGTAGCTATGGCAGCTACTATTGCTAGTACATATGGATGGTACCAAATCTACGGACACGTTGCTACAGCTTTAGCAATAACTGACGGAGATTGTGCTGCTAACGTACAACTTTATACAACATCTACCGCTGGTAGTGTTGATGATGTTGATACTGACCCTATTCTTGGAGCTATTTCAAGAGTTGCAGAAACAACCACCGCTGGATATATCGAAGCTGAAATCAACTTTCCATTCGTCATGAACGCGGCAATAGATTAGTTGTATTATAGCCTAAAGCTAATAATATGGCAGATTTAACACCACGAACAGGAGTCTTTGCTGGAGATACTAGCGTTGTTGATACAACGTTAAGACACCAACTTGGAACTCGGTCTTTTGACACCGATGGTAATGAATATATCTACCTTACAGGATTGCTTGCAACAGAAGCAGGAACATGGGTCTCATTCGATGAGGACAATGTAACCCTGATACTGACAGCTAACGCAGTTGGAAGAGTAGGTATCGCCATGGCAGCTATTGTTGCTAGTTCATATGGATGGTATCAAATCTACGGCAAAAACGAGATTGCAAAAAGCGATACAACTATTTCAACTGATAAGCAGTTGTACATAGATGGAACAGCTGGAAGAGTAGATGATGACGATGTTGCAGGAGATGCAGTCATCGGAGCATTATCCCGCTCTACAGCCACGAGTAATGTAATTACAGCAGAGATAAACTATCCCTTCGTCTGTAATGTAGCAATCGACTAGACTTCTTAGATTGTAGACAAACTTTCCTCCTAAGTATTTATACTTACCAAGGAGGAAAGTAGTGTGTAATTTAAAGGTCGGAGGATAATTAAAACAATAAAATAAGTATGGCAAAATTTGATTCATACCCATTTACTAACATTTCAAGTACGAAATTTGTTGGTAAATACGAGAAAGAACTATACGAATTTGAACCAGGTGAAACTAAGTTTCTACCAATTTTTCTAATTAACGGATTTACTAATCAATTCATTGATTGGGCCGTTAATACAAAGGAGTATGGCTATTCAAAAAAGGATGGTACATTTGATAAACCACGATTTCTTTCAAACAGAAAGGATAGTCTTATCAAACAATTAACATGTCAAGAATTTGAGATAGTCGCTAAGAAAGTGGCTAAAAAAGAAGTAGTCGACGTTGTTAAGGAGGAGGAAAAAGTAACGACACCTAAGACTACAAAGAAAACTAACTAAAGGTCGAAAGAAAGACTCTGCCTAACTTAAATGTTGGGTAGGGGCTATTCAACCCTTACTCCTCCTAATGGGTCTGGGTAGCTCCTGTCAAAAATTTAATGTTCCTCTAGAGGAACACCCGTTTGTAACGGGGGAGGACTAATTAACATGGCAATATCTACAACACCAATAGCTGCCAAAGAGATGGTAGGTGGTCGGGTTTCCCTAATCAGCAGTACAGTTACTGCAGTTAGAGTGGGAGCTACGAACCTAACAGAACGAAAACAGCTATACATTCAAAATGCTTGTAAGGTTCCTGTATATATAATGAGTAGGTCAGTCTCTGGTACTTCAACAGAAGCAACAGATGACAAACCACTTCAAGATACAGTAGCAAGACGAGGCATTAAGTTGAAGGCCGGTACGGATATTTGGTTGCCAGTGCAAAGCACGATAACAGTATACGCTAGTATGCATACGGATGGTTCCACAGGCAGTGGTTTCTTACGTATAGTAGAATTAGCATAAATATATGCAAACATTAGGAGCATACGCATCAGGACTCACATGGTCAACCTCATCTTCAAGTTCAAGTACCACAAGTAGCACAAGCACTTCAACAACCACATCAACTTCATCAACAACTAGCAGCACTACCAGCAGTTCAACAACTACTGGAGCCGCTTAAAGATTATGAAATTAGGAGGAAAAAAATTGAAGATTGGGATTTTAACAACATTCTACAATATAGACCAATCATATAGTCTATGTAGCATAGTGTTAGACCAATTAAGCGTTCTACAAAAATTCGGTTATTCTCCTGTGTTGTTCGTTCACGACAACTTCACAGGAGACTCCGAAGTTCCAGATGGCGTAGAAATAAGGAAAGTCGTTCCACGATTTGAATTAATAGACTACGCCTCTGAAGCAAATATACATGAAGGTTTCAACGAACAAGTTGAAACAACAGTAAAAGCACTACAAGAGAATATGAAGGATATAGATGTCTGTATAACACACGACATTATCTTTCAAGGATGGTTTCTGCCTTACAATGCAGCTATTAGAAAACTGGAATTACCAGAACTAAAATGGTTACATTGGGTACATTCAGCACCATCACCAAGACCAGAATTAGAGTACCCACACAACCTAAGATTTACAATCCCTGATAATTCAAAGATTGTATATCTAAACCATACCGATGTTACGAGAGTAGCAGAGATGTATGGAGCATGGCCCAAAGATGTTAGAGTTGTTCATAACCCAAAAGACCCAAGAACATTTTGGAAGATGCACAAACTAACAGAACAACTAATAAACAAGTATGGATTACTTGAAAAGGATATAGTTGATATTTACCCACTATCCACACCTAGAATGATAGGTGGGAAACAGGTAAATAGGGTTATACAGTTAATGGGTAAGTTTAAGAAGCTAGGTCATAGCGTTTCTCTAGTCGTCTGTAACGCGCATGCGAATGACGACAAGGATAAGAAGCTAATTGACCAGATGATTGAATATGGAAGAAAGTGTGGCTTAGACCATACAGACCTTATATTTACATCTTACGAGGGTAAAGAGTACGAGTTAGGAGTACCATCGCAAGTTGTAAGTGAACTATTTAGACTATCAAATGTATTTATATTTCCTAGTCTATCTGAAAATTGTTCATTAGTATTACTGGAGGCAGCTCTTTCAAAAAACCTATTGGTATTGAACGAAAGTTTTAAACCAATGACAGACTTCTTCCACGAAAACGCACTATACTTCAAGTTCGGTTCTTTACTGGAAAACGTAAACTACGAGAACGAAGAAAGATACTTTGAAGATGTAGCTAAAATAATACTTTCTGAACTGAAAGAAAATAAGGCACTTAATTCATTTAATACATTAAAACAAAAGTTCAATATGGATTACATATTCACAACCCAAATAGAACCTTTGTTCTACGAGAATTATGGGAACTGATGCAATCAATGATAGAAAGGTTTCAAAACTTCAACCACAAAAGAATGGAGAGCCTTACTACGAGAATCCACAACAAGAACAACTGGACATGGTTCCTAGGAACTACTCTATGTTCATGAGAAGTGGTAAGATACTATGGACACACCCAAGGGCTATGTATACCTTTATAAAAGACTTTTGTAGAGAACATGTCCTAAAACATCCACAATATCCAAAGTACATTTGGAAACCAAAGATTTGTGATGTAGGATGTGGACTAGGATTTGGCGCTAATATAATGTCTCAAGAGGGTGATTTTGTTTGGGGAATAGATAAGAACCCACAGAATGTAGCTTTCGCAAAAGAGTGTTTTGAAAGACAAAAGAACAATATTTATTACACACCACAATTAACATTTGATGAGATTGACTTGGAGAACCAACCAAGGGAGATGATGATGTTTGATATTGTTTCTTGTATAGAAGTAATAGAACATGTTGACAACTATCAAATGGTAATAGATTTTACAAAGAGATTATGTAAGAAGAATAAAGATGGTTCTTACAAAGTACCAGGAGATGGCTCAACAAAGGTCTTTTTCTCAACACCTAATAGAGACGACCCAAGACTAGATAGACCTTTTCCAAAGAATAAGTTTCACATTAGAGAGTGGAGAATTGGAGAGTTCTATGATTTATTAACTAAAAACTTCAAATACGTAACCTTTATGGATTATCACGGGAAGCCAGTTGATTTAGACTATAAAGGAGCAATTATCTTTGCTATGTGTGAAGTACCAATAGACCATGAAGAGAAGGCTTGAAGACATAAAACCGTACATACGAAAACTACATTTCTGGCCCGTATGGTCAATGGAAGATATGATAGCAATGGGTAAGAAGTTTGGTGAAATATTAGAACTTAAAAAGTCGCCA